GGCGTATAGCTTTGAACAAAGCTAACGTCTTTAAATTCTACAAAACCATAATCACTTCCACTAGCTACTGGGTCCGTGACAGTTCTCAAACTTAAAGAGTATGGCGCTAAAAAATCAGTGGGCATGGCTAAAAATTTATTGGATGCCGTGGTAACGCCCGTAACGTTTTTACGAAACAGACTTAGCTGAACGCTTTTTAAAATACGCTCTTCTGATTGTCTGATAAATACGGGCAAGTTTGTTACAAACGAAGGCTCCGAGTTTTCCGTATAATCTTGAATTGTTTGTTTTAGCTGCGCGTATGTAAAACTCATCTTAGGCCCCTTGTACGTTTATGTTACCGCCAAGCGGTTCATCATTCACGTTTCCTGAAGAACTGTATCTCAACTGACTTGGCGCACTTTGCGGAACAGTGATCTGTAAAAAAGCACCCGACGTTCCATCAGTTCCAGAGTTAGTTACCCCCGAAGTAAAGCTAGAACTACCGTCCCACAGCCTAAGATCGTAGCCAAGGTTGGTTGAATCCGACACGTCAAAACGATAAGTCAAACCCTTGGTTATATTTATGTTAAACTGCGTGGACTGAGAGTTGTTCAAAAAATAATTTAAGGTACTTCCAAAAGGTGGTCCGCCAACTTGTTGAACCCGCATGGTAAACGTGGTTACGTTAGTTTCCACGGCGGCAAGATCGTTAACTTGTCCAGTAGCAAACACCCCTTCCAGATCAGAAGACACATTTATAACGTTTTCCACTACGCCTTCTAAGGTTACTTCTCCAACGGCGCTTTTTGCCACAAGGTTGTCTTCCGTTAAACCCAAAAAATCTCTCAACCCCACAGGATTAAAGCCGAATTGAGTAGACCGCTGCTGTTCTAGCTTTTGAGGGGGTCGAGCATTCTGTAAGGCTTGCGGATCAGAAACCGTTCTAAAGGGTCCTAATTGCGGGTGCTTTGGCTCATACTCGTCAGGGCCAACAAGTAAACCGTTCCATTCCTTTCGCATATCTCGGTAACGATAACGTTGCCCAGAACGGTCTGAAATAGCGTAAGAGTTTTTTCCCGAAGCAAATTTAGACATTAACCCGTCCTGTAATACCTGTTTTGTGGAGCAACATTAAATGAAGCGCGATCCCTGTCTTCGGTTGCGGCACGTTCAAACTCTTCTTCATACACAGCTTTTAATAACTGAACACGCTGCGGAGCCCGCTTTATAGCAATGTAATACGCTAATCCCGCAGCTAGGCAGGGATAAAAGCGAAAGGGCATGTCTAAAGTATTAGTATAAGTATCCGCATCATTCATACGAGTAAGAGCATTATAAAACACAACGTCAGTGCTGTTTTCCGGAGTAGGCCAAATCTTTAAACTGGGAGTTACTTGTCGGTCTAAAAAAAATTGATTTGGTCTTCCTTGGCTGGCTTTATTAGGTATAGTCTGAAACGCTTGTCGGTTTAATCTCAAAAGAGTGTAGTCCGTATCATCCCTGCGAATAACACATGATAAAATGTCAATTACATCGGGCAGTACCGCATACTCGCCCGTTCCTTGAGTCATAGTTACGGTGCGCTCGGAAATCGTCCATTGATTTAAACCGCGGTTGGCCCACTCAGCCAGCATTAAGTTTAAAGACCTTTTAGCGGTCTTTAAGTCATAGCCCGTTCGAACCTCTAAACCACAACGTTCAAAAGCTTCTTCAATGTATTCTGCTACATCTAGTTCAAAATCTACGCTGTTAGAAACTGCCATGTCATTCCTCGTTGTATAGATTATCAAATATTCGATTAACGTCTAAGGTGTAGTCTAAATCAGATTTAGAGTAATGTACATGCTGAGAGGGCTTGAAGTCTGGAGCGCCTTCCCCTGTCTCAAACCACGCAGGATGCGTTACTCTAACGCGATTGTTGGGCAAAGCTACAAGATTGCCCGTCCACTCGCCCGCGTTTAAAAGCTGCAACATGTGAGCCTGCTTGTGCTGTGCGGGATCATCTGCAACATCCGTGTCGGTGTAATCTACAGTAAACATGTATTTTGCCGGAAAGAAAGTGCCGTCAATCTTGGCTAACCACGGACACGGGGAAGCTCTTTCCAACACATACGCCGCGTGAGTATGTGAGGGACAGTCCCAAGGTTGTGCTTCATGTACTGCCATTGGTTTAGGCCATTCCTCTAACGGTTCGTCTGCAACTAAAGCCGTTATAGGCATTCGGGCCCACATAGCTCCGCCATGCACGTTCTCTCCCCCCTCTTCGTCCACCTCGCATCCCGTAAAAATAAGCTGAAAGCTTAAACAACGGTTAGGCATGGTAGTTACGGCTATTGCCATAGCGTGTAAAAATTCACCATGATAACGTTCATGGTTTACAGTATACTCGCGGCGAACCCAGCACTTAAAGTGAGGGATATTGCTCTGCAAAAACGGCATTTAGGCTATTTTCTTTTAACCGCGCCGCCTTTAGCATAGCCCTTTTTCTTCATCATAGCGCCGCCCATGCGACGTTTTACTGCGCCGCCAGCCTTCATCTTTTTTGCTGCACCGCCCTTAGCGTAACCTTTTTTCTTCATCTTTTTCATGCTACTGATCCTGTTGCTCGTTTACGTCTGTTGCTTAAAACAATGCCGCACCCCCTAGGAACTACCCCGTTTTTGTTGGGCGGCGGCGGCTTTCTTTTGGCCTTGGTGGTTTTGATTTCTCCGCCAAACCTTGCATATTTAACTTCAGCGGCTTTGGTGTTTTTAACGGTTGTTTTACCTTTAGAGCCTTCTCGTTTTTTCTTCTTAGCTGTTGAAGCTCTTTCAGATTGGGAAAGAGAAGCCGCTTTAGACCGAGGCAAACATCTGTCAGGGTTCTTCTTATCTTTCGAAGTGCCACATTTACCTTTAATCTTTCCATCGGTCCCAATCCTAACCCAATCCTGTTTTACCCAATCTTTTAAAGCACCCATCAGGCCGACGCCTTTTTCTTCTTGCCCTTGGCCCCCTTGGCATAATTAGGGTCTTTGCAGTACTTAGATGCAGCCATATTAGCGTATGCCGAGGGATATGTATCAAAGGTCCTTTGAGCCCAAGCTTTTCCCGCAGGACAAATCTTGCTACCCTTAGATTTCTTTGAAGCGCCCTTAGATTTTCGAGAATATGCCACCCGTATTATGCCTTTCTAACAATGCGTTTAAGGACTTTAGCTTGACCCGCGTGAAGCTTAGAAGCTTTGTTTAAACCCTTAACAACTTTTTTAATTTTTTTCTTATTGCTTTTAGTAACCATCAGCACTTCCACCTTTTTCTAGCCTGACGCAAACGACTGTTTGGGTCTTTAGCAGCCTTTGGAAACTTCTTCATCTGACCCGCGGACCTTGCACAAAAAGACTTGCGCCGCTTGGCGTCTTTACTTCCCGCTTTAACCTTGCCCGTAACCGCTGTTTTAAGCTTCGATCCGGGGTTGGCTTTCCTGTGAGCAGCCACTCCCTTCTTGGTCATGCCTGCGCCCGATTTAGTCTTGCGGTAGTTTCCACCTCTACCCGTTGTTTTTGGTATTGGCTTTTGGTCAGACATATAAGCCTCAGTTAAAGAAAACGGTTGCGCTAGTCACATTGGTTAGGACCGCAAAGCACCCACCCGTAAACAGCATTCCTTCGTCCGGAATATAGATGTTGTCATCCGTGTTGTCGGCAAACGTAAGTGTTAATTGAATCGCGCCGTTAGTATCAACGTTCTTGAGAACAAGGGTGGGACTTGTGCCACATTTGTAATGAATTGCTTTAATCCGCGCCCTGCCCGCAAAGACTGACCCTGAAGCGGTTAAGTGAGTTGCTTTTACGTCTGAAGCCATCTTTTAAAACCTCTAGCTGTGCGAGTTTTGGCAGGCTCTAAAGTAGAACCCGCCTCTTTGTAACTTACGCCTGTACCGTAGCATGGACCGCTTGAACATAATCCACCACTAACGTGCCTATGCCCGTTCCGGTGTTTCCGCTCAAAAGACGAATACGCTTCGCGGTAGTGCCCGTGTTGTCCCAGTTTTGCACACGAGTTTGATTCGCACCCGGAGT